TTGTTCTTGCAAACGCTGAAGTTGTCGCTGATTGTAGTACTGTTAACATAGTTGGTGAAATAACAACGTAGTTACCTGCGCCACGTCTTGTACGTGTAGCAATTAAGTTAGCTGCTCTGTTAATTAGAACTGCTAATGCTGCGTGTTGGTCTCCAACGAATGTAGCTTGACCTGATACATTACCTTGGTCATATGTATCAGTTGCTGCACCTGCTAGTGTACGTAGTGAAGTTAAAACTTCTTGATCAATCTCAGCAGTAATTTCTTGTGCAAGTGCTTGCATAATTTCTGCTTCAACGTCTAGACCGTGCATTGAATTAGCATCTTGTGCTGCTTCAAAAGTCCAACGTGCTGATAATTTACGTGTTTTAGCTTCAACAGTTTGTTTCAATACTTGGATTGAAAGTTTACGACCTGCTTCTGCTTCTAGAGCTGAAGTTGAAGTCGGTCCACCTGTTGATGCGTCACCTGAGTAACCTTTTGCAATTGCAAATGGTGATAGTGCTTCGTCACCAGCTGTTGCGCCAGCTGCTGTTTGGCCATATCTTACTCTTAGTGTGTGGATTTGTCCTACTGGACCTGTCATAGGTTGTACACCTACTAGTTCGTTCGCGATAACTGTTGGCATAACACGACGAATAACTGGAAGAATCACTTTGTTTAGTGATGCAACGTTACCTGCCATTGTTGTACCTGCGGTTGCTGATTCTGAAAGATAGTTTCTTGTATTCTCAAGAACTGATTCCATAACAACCTTTTTGTTACCATTTAAACCATCTGTAAGGGCGTCTTTTGTTACGTCCCAATTTTCAAATAGATTCTGTGTCATTTGGAGATCTCCTTAGTTGATTCCTGCTAACTTTTTAAGGTTAATAATTTCGGCGGCACTATCAGTTGCCTGTGTCGTTGCTGCCTTGTTACCTGTAATCTCAGTCTTCTGAGATTCGTTTAGTTTTTGTGATTTAATTGTTGTGCTTGACTCATTAAGTACCGTTGGTAGGTATTTGTTGAATTGAGCTTTTAGTTTGCTTGTGCTTACGCTTTCAAGCAAGTTGTTCATTAATTCACGTTTTTCTTTAGATAGTGGAGACATAAGTTCAGCCATAACTGACTCACGTTCACGGCTTTCATTAATTTTAGCTACTTTATTAGTTGCCTCAGTAATTTTTGCCTCTCTATCTTTAATTTCTTTATGTGATTCATCAAGTTGACTCTTCACATTCGAAAGTTCTTTTGAAAGTTTTGAAATATGTGTACCTTCAGCTAAGTGAGAACCCATAAATTCTGCTGCGAATGTTTCGAACAACTTACGTCCAAACATATTTTCTTTAGCAGTTTTAATATCTTCTTTTAAAGTACCTAGTTCTTTTGAGAGCGTACTCTCAACAATACTAGCTAATTTAGTAGAAGCTTTTTCTACGAATTCAGCTTTCGCCTTAGTGATCATTTCTTTACCTTCCGCGACAAGTTTTACCTTTTGTTCAATAAGGTCTTTCTTGTCATTATGGAATTCATTAAGTTCTGAAGTAAGTTGTTCCATCACAAAATCTTCAAGCTTCTCAAAGTTGCCTTCTTGTAGCTTTCTGTCTTTGCGTAGTTCTGTAATTTCCTTGTTAAGCGTTTCCATAACAAACTTATCAAGTAGATTAGCATGTTCAGTAATTTTACGTTTGTACTCAACTTGAGCTTCTACTGCTGCTTTTTTATCCGATGCGAATTCTTTCAACTCAGTATTAATAGTATCTGATACCATCGCGTCAAGTGCTTCCACCATCGACGTTTTATCAGTCTCATATCTGTTTGCGAATTCTTCACGTAATTCAGCAGTGATCTCTTCACGAGCCTCACCTAATTTTACTTCCCAAGCTTCTGAAAGTGTTGAACGCACTTCTTCCGATAGGACTTCTGAACTTAGGAGTTGTTCTATTGCATTAGCCATTTAGTTTCTCCTAATATCTAGTTTTTCAATGAACTGTAGTACTTCCTTCTGGAGGTACTTTTCAGCTAAGTTGTCGCTGTTTGCTGCTGAAGCTACATCAAGTAAGATGTTACCACGTTTCCCATTCATGATTTGCTCATAAAGTGGATCTGGGTAAGCATCTGGTGCACTTGGATTAGCAACGATATCAACTGTTTGTATTTCAAAATCGCTGACATTGCCGCCGTCTGTAACATTACCACTACCTCTTGATGATACACCAAGTTTAACTCCATTGTCTAAAAGGGTTTTACAAATATTTCCCATCGGAGTAGGTAACAGCTTTAAACGACCATAACCGTCTTGACCGTCCATCCACATTTTCTCAATCATGTGTGACACACGGTCTAAATTTACTTGCAGATCGTCGGGGTGATCTGCTTCACCTAATACAGAGTAACCAGTTTCAATCTTTTGTTGTATGACTTTAACAGCCTTACTGATTTCTGAAACTGGATAAACTCTCTGATTTTGATTACGTTTTTCACCTTGAACGAAAATTCCTTGCATATACAGGTTTTTACCATCATCTGAAGATTCAGTAATGATATTTGCCTGGTCGTATGTTAGATTTTCTTTAAGTGTCAACATAATTATTCAGCCTTGCCTTTTTTCTCTGCGCCGTGACCTTTAGACTCTGGAGATAATTTTGCACCGTCACCTGGGTGAGTTACATTCATATCTTTTGCATCGCCTGTTAAGCCTTTTGAATCGCCGCCTTCTGATTTAGCAGACATATCAACTGCTTTGCCGCCCATATCATTTTTGCCTGCAACTGGAGATGATTTACCATCATCGCCTGCTGGCATATCTGCTGGGTGCATGCCGTCTTTACCTACTTTTGTTAAATCAGCTGCTTCTTCGATTTCTTCCGAATCATCATCAGCTTCCGCTGTAGTTTCTTCAACTACTGCTTCTTCCATTTCTGGTTCCATATCCATTTCTGGAGCTGGATCTGCTGCTGGCTCGTCGCCCATAATTTTAGCAAATTCTGCTTTAAGATCTTCTAGTGCGTCTTCGACGTTTACTAGTTTGTCTTCAATTTCTTCATGTTCTTCTTCGTGTCCGTCTGTTTCACCGTCATCGTCAAAGTCCATTTCGTCACCGTCTGATGCTAATTCCATCTCAGCTTCTGGCTCTGCTAGATCTGACTCAGGAGCGTCTTCGCCCTCTTTGTCTTCTCCGTACATTTCCTCTGCTTCAATTTCTTCATCATCTTCTTCGATGTCGTCGATAAAGTTATCAGCTTTTTCGTCGCCAAACGCTTCATCTAGTTCTTCTTCCGCTACTTCATCTTCTACAACTTCGTCTGCTTCGACTAAGTCATTCCAAATTTCACGTGCTTTTTCTACGAATGCTTCGTGTAATAGGTCAGATGCTTTTGCTTCTTCGCCATTAACTAGGCTTTCAATCACTTTAATATAACGTTCGCGAGTACTCATTAGCTTTTCTCCTTTATCGAGGTTATAACACATGTATTTAGTCTTACTGCTAGGCAAGATATCTTAAATACAAAAAAAACCGCGGTTTTGACACCGCTGGTGTAAAAATAACAGTTATGTAGGTATTTTATCTACTCTTCTGCTTGGCTAGCGCCGTATTGTAGCTGTACATCTTCGATCTTAGACGTATGCTCACTACGAGCCATCTCACGTCTATTACGCATCTTATTTAGATGTTTCAGCGTCAATCTAGGTCTACGGGTATCGTCAAGATCCCATTTGTTAAAATTATCATCTTCTGGTTTCTGAGCAAGTTCATTAAACCTCATTTGATGTGTCTCCCATATCATCGTTCAGATCAGCATCTGGTGTATCAATTGGACCATCAACATCATCACTTGCATTCTCTGCATCGACATCAGTTGGTTGGAAACTATCGACATCAGATCCTCTAATACCTAATGCTCCTAAATCTCCTGTTGCTGTGCTGTCAGGCATATTGCCTTTTTGATTTTCTTCTTTCCACAATCTTTCGTTCTCAACCATTTCGTCTTCGTTTAGTCCTAAGTATCTATCAAGTAAGAATCTTCTTGACAAGTATCCAACACCCTCGAGCTGTCCAAATAGTTGTGCTTTTTGTGCATCAATTTCAATTTGTCTGTATTGTGAGAAACTTTGTGGTTCAACAAAGTTTAGTTCAAATAAACTAGAACTAACATCTAGTCCTCTATGTTTACAGAACATTTTAAATTCTTTGTCTAATGTATTTTGCAATGTAAGTTGTAATCTTTCACAGTACTTTGCAAAACGGAATTCTTGTATCATTGCTGTACCTATACGTCCATCGTTAAATGCCGCAATACCGTCTTCACTTCCTGTAGGAAGGTACGATGTTGGTACACGAAGTCCACGCATAAGTTTATTGTTAAAGTACTTTAAATCATCAATCTCACCAAGGTTTTCACCACCTGGTAATACTTCAACTTTAGATCCACGTCCTTCTGCTGTTTGAGCAAAGAAGTAATCTTCCATTATTGATAACGGGTTATAAGCCGCATCAACAACTTTAGTACCACCACCACTCATATTTGGAATACGTGTTTGGTGTACTTCGTTTTTAACTCTTTCAACAAAACCCATTGCTTTGTGTGCTGGCATGTTACCTACGTCAATATAGAACACACGTCTTTCTGGTGCTCTTTGTACACGATAGATAATAATACTATCTTCTAATAATTCTTTTTGCTTGTATACTTTAAATACAGATTCTAATATACTGTTACCAAATGGCCAGTTTGCATTCATTCCATCACTTAGGCTTACATGTACTACGTTTTTAGAATCAACTGCGTACTCTGAATTAACACCTTGTGAATTGTTTGCATTAACAACACCGCTGTTTCCTTTACCAACACTATAACCTGTTGTAGGATTAACCGCTGTTGAATCTGCATGCTTCTTAGTATCTGTTGCAACCATGTCATGTAAATTTAATGCAATATTTTTAATTATATATTGATCAATTTCTCTGCCTTCGCTTTCGTTAACAATAGCTTTAGCAACATCACCTGGTTGTACCCATATAAGTTTATATGTTTCTGGATCTCTAATAAAAAATTGATCACCATATTTAATACACGATCTAAACATAGTAAATATTCTACGTTCAAAATCATTAATTCTAACCCACTGCTTTAATGTAGTTTCAAGGGCAGTAACTTCTGTATCAGTTGGAGCTGTTTTATATTTGATTCCAAAAGGAATACTTGATTGTGGATCTAATTGTGTACTAAATTCTGCAATAGTATCTAGTGCCGCATTAATTTCGCTGTCTTGATCCATCTGATCATACTGAGTATAACGCTCAACACGGTTTGGTTGACCCGAATATACTTCTGGTAGCCAACTTTGCCATCTGTTAGTTTTAGCGTTTCCGCCTGTTCCGTCATTAACGTTATATCTTGTAAAGTGTTTTTTCCAACTCATATTGTTATTATCCTTTGTATTCTTGTATTTATGCCTTTAACGGAAGTTATTGTTTCTTTCCTTTAAAGCACGTTCTAATACTGCATCTTCTTCAGCTTTTATTTGCTTTTGCAATGCTGCGATTTGTCTCTCCAATAGTGCCATTTCTTTATTGAGTCGAACTTTATCTCTCGGATGTTTAACTATTGTACTAGATTGTTGCTTTTCTGTCAACCTATCTTTGAGTATACTTATTTCCTTGCTTTTAGGTATATCTTTAGGAACTGCTAATACTGGACTTACGCTAGGAGTAGTTTCACTAATTTTCATAGGTTTATGTGGATTATTTTCCTGTGCAGTGTCTTTTGGTAATGTGGTTGTTCCTATCTCTGTTTGAATAATTTCTTCATTAAAGAAATTAGTTGATTTCTTTTTAATAATTTCTGAGTTTTCATTAAACCAGTTTGAAACTGATTCAATTTTTACTGATAAATTATTTAAATCCCATGTAATAGCATTTTGTGCTGACAAGAACATTTTACTTGCATCGTTCATTGCTTGTACTGTACTACCTGATGCTGCTAATTTTGTTTTAGTGTCTTTGTTAAGTGCTTCAATTTCATCAGCACTTAACTCTGCATATTTTCCAAAGTTCTTTTTAATCAATATACCACTTGATTGTAACTGTGCAATTGATTGAAGTATACTATTATCTACTGCACCAGCGTTTGCCATTTTATCCATATTCATGTTAGCAAAACTTTGCAATATATAGTTGCCAGCTTCTTCGCCACGCATTTCTCCTGTTTGAATCATTCTTTCAATATTTCCAAAAAAGTCTTGTCCCATTGTTTTTGTAAATGCTGCTCTTGTCTCGTCAGAAAGTCTAGAATCAAATTCAAAGTTTTCAATATTACCAGTGTACTGGAATAATTTCTCACCCAATGCTGCTGATAGCTCTTGTATCATACTTCCACCAGCACCTTGATCTGATATTAATGATAACTGTTCTAATATATGTTTTGCTGCACTAGCTTGTTCATTTTTACCATTGTCTCTTAAACCTTGTAAACCGGCCATTTCAAATGTTCCACTAATAGCAGACATTTGTCTTTGTAATGCATCGCTTCTAGTTAAAGAAGTTAAACTTGCCATTGCTGTACTTTCTACAACTAAGTCTTGAAAACCTTTATCTAACTTGGTTCCCATGCCAGCAACTTTCATATCTATTGCACCTGTTAAACGTTGTGTTTCTATATAAGACGCATACTGAGTCATTAATTCAGTATTTGAAAGTCCTAAGTCTCCCAACTTATCTGTAGAGTCACTAAGTTTCTTAAACATACTTAAAAACTTTTTAGAACCGCCTGATACATCTGATCCAAGTGCTGTCATAGTACCACCAAAATTTGTTACTGTATCTGAAAATGCATTATAAGTTATACCGGCTTTCATACTGTCAGAATACAAATCATCAAACTCACTTGCACTAGAATAAAATATAGCACCACTATCAATCATTTTCTTTTGTACTTCAGCAAACTGTTCAAATTTAGCTGCATTCCAACCTACCCATGCTAGTGCAACATCAGTTACTGTACTCATAGTACCGCCGAACTTAGTAAAAAATCCACTTAGTCCTTTAGATTTGTTCATCAGTTCTTTTAGACCGCCGCCGCCGGCTGGTCCTTTAAGTTTACCTGCTAAACTATCAACAGCACCTACCATACTTGTTAACGGCTTTTCAGCATTACCAAAGAACGTTGCTGCCTGATTGATTGCACCTGCTGTACCTACTGTTCTATCTAAAAATGTTTTTTGATTTTTTTCTGTTGATTCAGAGTTTGTACCAGCTGCTTCAACCACTGCTTTCACAGATGCTAATACTTCGCTGTCTACTTCTTTAAGTTCTTTAACACCGCCAAGCATTGTATCTGAAAGAATATTAGTACGTTGTAACTGCTTTGCCATAGCAAGCAATGTTGATTCACTTGCCCATGCTGGCAATTCAATACTACTACCATCTGGTAAAGGTATATTATTCTTCTTAGCCATTATTGTACTCCCCCGTTAGTTACTTTCTTAGAATCCATATCGGCTTTCTTTGTTAGTAGCATTGTGTAAAATTCTTTTTGTTCCATTAATTGAGTTTCTAACATCTGTTGTTGTGCTTCAGCACCTTCTATTTGCTCATCTGTTGCGTCTATAGTTTCGCCGGCTTCATTTGTGTATTCTGGTGTTTCAATGAACGAATTAATATGATCCATTCTACCTTGTGCTGCATCAATTTTTTGTTTAGCTACTTCAATTGTTATATCAATATTCTTTTCAGTAACTTGTGCAAGTGCTGCTTCTCTGTTAATAGTCATTTGTTTATCGTAAAATTCATCAAAGTCTGATGACTTACCAAAGAAACCACTTACTGCTCTACCAAACTTCATCATGTTATCTGTTACAAGATTTATACCTGTATCCATTGTTCCAAACCCAGGTGTTAATATTTCTTGCAAATTTTGAAATGTTATTGCAAAGTCATCTAATGTATCAATTGATGAGTCTGCGTTATCAATTATACCTTTATAGTAAGATGTTGTTAATAGCTCGTCTGTGTCTGCTGACAAATATGATTTTGGCAGTGCTTTTGTTCTTGCTATAAGTTCGTTTGAGTCACGTAGGTCAGAACTGACTCCTGGTTTAGGCATTGCATCTCGCACCATTTTTACAAGTTTTCTTTGTCTGTCTACCATTTGTTTATTGCTAGTAATTTTTCCTTGAGCTGTGTCTTCAACTAATGATATATATTCTTCTGCAACACCTGGTCCTACTCTACGTAATTTTTCTATCATTTCTCTGTTAACATTGTTTGCTGCTGTTGTATCAAATTCAAAATCACCAACAGTTGATATTACGTCTTGTTCAAATGTTTTAGCAAAGTCTTCTCCAAATGTTCCTGTCATTAAAATTGCTGCCGTGCCTTGTGCTTGTTCTATATTTTTTACTGCTGCCTTGCCAAATAATTCTTCAATCTTTTTTGTATTTTGTATAATATTAAATTGTAGCTCTTCATTAGTACGTGCTTCATTTCTGATGTTTAATGCTTCCATTCTTTGCATACCTAAATTATTACCAGTAAACATTGCAAGTGCATTAGCTGATTCAAAAGAGTCAGCAACACGTTTTTTTGTCATTGCATTTATTTCTGTAATTTGTCCTAACTGATAAAGTGTTTCAGTTTCTTGTGCTAGAGATCTAGCCGTATCTTGTATACCCATTCCAAAATCACTAAACTTGTCATCGTTCTCAAGTTGAGAAAGCATTTCAGATAATTTATATTGTCCCTTAACAACATCACCACCTGCTGAAATCATAAATGGTTGTGTGGCTGCTGTTATGTCTGCAAATTCTTTAAAACCCATACCCAGCGAACGTATACTCGATCTAAGTGTGGTGTACATATCTATATCACCAACAATAGAACCAAAGTCAATTAGTTGTCTAGCATATTTGTCTTGTTCAGTTAGAAGTTTAGCAAATACAGTACCAACACCAGTTGCTGCCACTGCACCATATAGACCTGCTTTAGTAACGCCGCCTATTACTGCACCAACTTTATTTTTTCCACCACCTAAAAAGTCGCCTGCGGCTGCGCCTGCATTATACATTAACTTAGCTGTTTCATGTGATAGATCTGCAACTGCTTGTATAGGTGACATATCGGACATAATAGATCCCATTGCACCTTTTGCTTTTTTAGCACCCTTTTCTATCTTTTGTTCTATTTTTTCTGCTTTAGCTTGTGCTTCATCAGCTTTACGTGCAGTAGTTTTAACTGCACTAGCATTTGATTCGCTTAGTATGGCTGCAATCTGGCCCATTGTAATGTTTTGAGAGGTCAGATCACTATTGAGAGCTTGCAGTGTTTCTTCTGTAGCCCAAGGATAGCGTTTACTTATAAATTCAAAGTATTGGTTGTCCATTTTTCCTTCTCATATTAACCGATGTTTTAATTCTGATAAATACTATTGTAATATACACACTATTTATGGTATTCATAATATATGTATATAATTGGAGAAAAAATATATGACAAACCCACTAATTCAAGCATATAGAAAACCGGCTTTGTACATTGCATTGCCAAGTAAGGGTAATTTTTATAAAAAGAAACCTAAACTTAGCATTGATAATGAACTAGCGGTATATGCTATGACAGCAAGGGATGAACTTATAACTAAAACACCAGACGCTTTGTTTAACGGAGAAGCCACTGTAAGTTTAATTAGAAGTTGTTGCCCAGACATTGACGATCCAGATACAATGCCTGTGAGCGATTTACTTGTAATACTAATTGGAATTAGACAAGCAAGTTACGGTAAGGAAATTGACGTAGACGTTAAGTGTCCAAAATGTGAATTTGATAATCAACTACAACTTGATGCAAGTATAATGTTGTCAAAGACAAAATCAGAAATTGTTGAACGTGAAGTAACGTTAGACTCTGGTTTTAAAATAACAACAATGCCATACACATTAAGAGATAGAACAACACTACAAGTTCAACAAATAAAACAAAACAAAATGATTCAAGGATTAAGTGATGCAAATTTAGATGACGTTGCTAGACAAGAATTATTTGGAAAAACATTTGTTGAAATTGCTGAACTTACTGTTAGTTTAATTACTAATAGTATTCATAGTGTACAAGGTCCAGAAACTGATGTTATCGAGGACAAGGAAATGATTAAAGAATGGTTACAAAATATAACGAGAGCAGACTACGATGTTATTAAAAACAAAATAGAAGCACTAAGTGAAAGTGGATTAGAAACTGAATTTAATGCTAGCTGTCAAGAATGTAATCACAATTGGAAAACTGGTGTTGATTTAGATATTGCAAATTTTTTCGGGGGTTGATAGCTTCTCGTCAACCCGTAGAAATTCAAGCATTAGTTCAACGATACGAAAAACAATTAGAGAAATCTGAAGGTAGTTTCTTAGACATAGTAATACGCAGTGAAGGTGCAGTAAGTTATCAAGACATTATGATGATGCCTGTTCCGTCTGTAAAGTTATTAGTTGAAAGAATGAATCACAGAGTTGAAGAAATCAACAAATCTAATCGCGGGTCTCGCCGGTAATTAATGTATAATAGGCATCAGGCCAATTGTCGTAATATGTAGTATTATCTTTTAAGTAATTACGCTTTTTCATTATATCTCCACGCAACTGAATAAACACACAATCTGTAAAGTTCTTTACAAAGTGTCCGCTATCTCTTGTACTTGTAAAATATAATAAGTCAGGATTAGCATCCATAGAGTCGGTGCAAAATTTTTCTACAACATCAATGTTATCTATATCACCTAACCAGGCAATACCAATCTCATATGTAGATTTGTCAAATGTGTTAAGTTGTAATAGATCGTTACGTGCATCTATAAATTGTATCTTTTGTTGAAGTCTAGCCTTACGTGCAAAAGGACATACGGGTAAGCCAGAGTCCTGTTTAACTTCAATGTTGTTTTGGCTCCAATTAAGGAACTCTTGTTGAAAGTCAGAAAAGTTCATTATGTTATTATCATTCTAGTTTATTGTTCTTGATGTCTAACGACATCATCATTATCACAAAGCTAACGCTTTGTTCAATGCATATTGCTTACGCTTAATTAAAGTTATTAACTGTATTAGATAAAAAGCAATTTTTTAGATCTTATATTATATTAATATTTATCTTGTTCCTTGGCAAGATATTTTATTCACACTTAGCCTACTACGGGCCAAGTGTAAAATGAGTTCTTGGCATAGAACAGCACCCACAAGTACTATAGTAAACCTAGTTTAACACCTAGGAAGGGCGGTTATGCTGTACCCTTATTACATACTGCTTTATTAACGCAGAAACATCCGGAGCCATAGTATCGACTTTTGGACTATCCTCAAGTTACGAGCGTTCGTAGAGCTTGATCATTTTGATTTGTCAAATCAGTGTATTGACATTATTAGGCACACCAGCATCCAGTCACGTGAATTCGTAACCTCAAGGTGAGTCGACCCTTGCCGACCAAACGGAGCCTTGCTGCCTTTATTAGTGTTGTGTTAGCCTATATTTGCGAGATTTGGTATCTGTGTATTTTGGTTTGTATTAGTAATTATCTGATGCTTTAATTATTAGCAGATAACGCAGTTAAAACCTTAATTCTTGTTACTATAACAAGAAAGATATGCGTTGTCAACCTTTTTTTAGATGTTCTGTAAGAATCTTTGAACTGCCAACTCTTACATTAATAATTCCGTTATAGTATTCATCGGTTTCTAATACCTTACGGTCAAATTGTTCTTTAGCTTCTAAGTAGCTTGCAACGCCTCTACTAGGACAGAAATGTATTATTTCTCTGGTAAACTTATCTGCACCAAGTGTTAGTACGTCAGCATTTAAATGATCCGACGAACCCCAATAAGTCTGCCAATCACTTTCTTTTGTACCACGTCTTTTGTTTTTCTTACCTTTTAATGGAGGCTTAGTAGTTTTAAACTTTGCTAACTTCTTACCAATGTATTTTCTATTATTAGTAAGGTTAGTTATTAAGTATACAAATGCTTCTACACCATCTGGTATTTCAGTGATTATTTTATTTTTGTATGTCCATGGGACCGTCTTCTTCGTACCACTCATTTATTAATCTTTTGATTCTGTCTAATGCGTCCATTCCTATAGATGCTTGTTCTATTGTATAAGGAGCATGCTTTAACACATATTCCTTATCTTCTAGTATAAATTCTTCTTGATCGTTATGCATCAATTACTTCTATCTCTGTATTGAATGTAGTAAAGCCATTTTCTTTTGTAACTTGTAGTACGCTGTTTACACGTCCAACTAATTCATCTCGATGAGATATAAGTAAAATATTTTTTCCACGATCACGTTCCATTTTCTTTAACACACTCAATGCACTTTCAACACCAATTGTATCCATACCACTATCAACAAGTTCGTCAATACAAACTAAGTTAATAGGATGATTCATGCTTTCAAATACATCACGGAAGCTCCAACTAAGTCCTAGTATTAATCTATTACGTTCACCTCTTGACAAGTTATCAAAGTCTAAGTCTTGTCCAAGTTGTGTAATAGTTACAGACAAGTCACTTTGGAATTGTACTTCATGTGGTAAACCTAAACGTGTAATATAATATTCTAAACGTGTGTTTAAGAATTGTAAGTTTTGTTCAATAATCTTTTTACGGATAAAACTATCTTTGTTTGTAAGTAGTTTCAATAAAAAGTCTTGATGTTCTTTTAGTTCAGTAAGTCTATTAACTTCTGTCCAACTAACTTCTTGCAACCCAGTATTTTTTAATGCGTCAATTTGTTCTGTGTATGGATCTGATTCTTTTTCAGTATTTGCAAGTAGCGTCTTATTTTCTTTAATTTTATTTTGATGTTCATATGCTTCGTTTAAACTATTATATTCAATACGTGGAGCAACACCAATGTCGCCAATCTCTTCAACAGCAAGTTTATATTCTTCCATTGATGCTTTGTCATCATTGATATGTTTCAGAGAATCATTAACTAGTTCTGTTTTTTGTTCCACAATTTTGTCATGCTGACTGTCGTGTATTTCTTGTCCACATGCATAACATTTATGTTCTAATGTAGAATCTAAATCTTTCTGTGCTTTATCTAAACGCTTTTGTTCACGATCAATACTGCTAGTAAGTCTTGCTATTTCTGCAGTTAATGTATCACGTTGAGTTTTCTTTTCATTAAACTGTGCAAACTCAGCATGCGACTTAATTTCTGCATCAATATCAATATGTTCTAATGCATTAACTTCACTAGCATATTCATTTATTTTTTCAACTTGTTTATTAGCCCAGTGTGTTTGTCTACGTTCTAAATCTTTGATACTGCTACCAATACGTTCATTAGCATCTTCAACACCTTTAATTCTAAATGTTTCTTCTGTAATTCTATCTTTGGTATTTTTAGTTAGTTCTTTTAATATGTTTGCTTTTTGACTAAGTTTTGTAATACCTAACAACTGCTCAATCATCTCACGTTGGTCATTTGCTCGCATACTTAGAAACGGTTCAGTGTATGTATTCAATGCACATATATGTTTAAACATAGTATGACTCATACCAAGCACCTCTTCAATTACTGCTTGGCTTTGTCTACCTTCACCTTGCATTTCATCTGTAATGCCTTCGTTGTTGTCAACGTTATTAACTAAAAATTTAAATATGTTAGGCTTACGTCCACGTTCTATTCTGTAGTCAATGCCATTCATTTCAAAGTCTACAGTAACCATCATATTTTTATTATTAGTTTTATTAACTAAATTATCTTTTTTAATATTATAAAGTGCATTGCCGTACAGTGCATAACTTAGTGCATTAACGATAGTTGTTTTACCAGTACCATTACGTGAACCATCTCCTCCTAAGTCAATGTTATTACCTAACACAAGTGTTAAGCCATGTACGTCAAAGTGTACAGCCTGTGTGACATTACCCACACTCATAAAATTCTTTACGGTGATATTTTTAATCTTTAGCATGTTTACGATGTTAATCCTGTATAGATGTCTACTAATAATTCTTTTCTAATAGTGTCGCTTTGTACTGACTCTAATTGTGATAATACAATACTGTCTACGTTCTCAACTTGTATATCAACTCCTTTATTCCAGTCTTGTGTATGCTCTTCTTTTTTACTTGGCATAAGAGCAATCTCACGCAAATCATATTGTTTAGCAAACGTTTCTTTTATAAAGTTTGCTTCTTCATATGTTATACCTACGTCGAGTGTTACACGACAATATGTTTTGTCAGATAAAAATTCATCTGGACTGTCAATAAGTTTACTTAATGTAAGTGTACGATACTTAGGTGCTTCAGGCCATTTTAGATAATCAATGTTACCATCCCAATCTAAAATAGTACACCCACGATCGTCATCCCATGCATCAGCATAGTTGTGTGGGAAACAGTTACCTGGATAAATTACATTACCATGTTGTTGTCTTTTGTGAAAGTGTCCACTAAAAACTTTTTCTGGCTTAGATAAATCTTCTGCTTTAAGTCCACCGTGGTCTGGCATTTGTACCATTGCATTCATATAGAAGCTAGGTAATTCAAAATGACCAAACATATATTTACATTCTACTTCTTTTAGTTTCTTCCATTCGTCATCACATAACCAAGGAATAAATGCAACACCATCTTCAACAAACATTTCATTGTTTATCATTCTAATGTTTTTAAATTCTTCAATCATTGATAAGCTATGTATCTCACGTTTCTCACGATAATACAAATCGTGATTGCCTGTGATCATTATAACTTCGTCAAATGCTTCACTTAGTCTACGTAAATTACTTGTTGTATAGTTTAATGTACTAACATTAATACTTGCACGATTATGATGCCAGTCACCCAAGAAGAAACATTTTTTAATGCCTCTGGCTTGTGCTTCTTTAATCATCCATATAATAAAATCTTCACAGTCTTGATTGTGATATCTACTGTTATTCTTCATGCCGAAATGAATGTCAGTAAAGATTATTGCTTTATCAAAAAACATTTATTCTCCAGTTGGTTCTGATTGAGGTTCGCTGTCTTTAATTAATACTGTTTTCTTTAGTGTTGGATTCTGTGCTTTAAGAGCTTGCTCACGTTCTTCATGTGCTTTCCACTCAGCATTAAATGTTCTAGTATTACTTGGATTCAAACCTTCTTCTTCTAATAAGTCATCTCTAATGTTCTGACTACGTTTTTCTAAATTAAGAACTCTTGTAAAACTATTGTTAATAGCGGCAGTATAATATGCAAATGGATTTTGTGATTTAAATTCATTAAACTGTAATCCTATTTGTGCTAACTGTAATAATGCTTGTCCACGCATTTCGTCTACATAAGTGTATCCACGCCAGTTACCACGCATACTATATCTCTCACATAGTTTAATATACATACGAGCTAGTCTATCGTTTGTTTTTCCATGGCCTACACTAAAATGACCGTTATCTCTACCACCTACCCAATGACTACGAGCTACTTCTTCTAGATCGCCTTCAATATACGCATAATGCTTAAATGGTGGGAAGTTACATTTAGCATGTAAATCTGCTTCTGTTTTTGGTTTGTTTTTTCTGTTTTCTTGTGGGACATGACCAAATGTCATTACTCTAACCACAATATCATCGTCTCGAATAGTATCAACATCTACTGCAAAGTCTGCTGCCCTGGGTTTAGTTTTTTTGCCTGTTAGGCCCTGTTCCCATCGTTTAACTTCAGCTTCATGTGCTAGTTTTTGTAATCGTTTTGCTCTATTCTGTTTAGCTTCTGCCGTTACTTCCTTAGTTATTGCATCTAAGCCTTCAACAATAATATCATAATGAGTGTATTGATCATCACGTGCCCAGCAATAAGACATCTTACTACTGTGTATTTCTCTTAACAAATCTTTGTTTGTTAGGTAAAACTGTTTTGGTGTTTTCATTAAAATATTCCTTTGTTAACGTTATTATACGTAAGTACCAAGTGATTGTCAACCGGTTTTTTAAAATGATAAATACTAACGAACGGAGAGTAGTATCATGCTAATTGAACACATATTAACAGAGGGTGTAAACAACATTGCCGTATTTTACGGCGGTCGTTTCCAACCCATGCACCAAGGACACAAAGATGTTTATAAACACTTGTGTAATAAATTTGGTGCTGATAACGTATTTATAGCTACAACTTTTAGCCAAAAAGCAAAGAAAGCACATGCTGGCGGCGACTTTAGTAGCGATCCATTTACGTTTGATGAAAAAGCAAGCATCATGAGAAAGATGTTTGACATACCAGGAGATAAGATTGTTAACACAAATCCTTATAGACCAGACCTAGGAGCAGTAAACAGAGACCCTGCAGAAACTGCTACAATACTAGTATATGGTGCAAAGGATGCAGATAGGTTAGCAACTGGAACAGGATTCTTACATAAGATGCCAGAAGACATGGACGAACTAATTCCAACTGCACAAGACAGAGGTTACGTTTACGTAGCTCCATTAATGCAGGGTGGAATGAGTGCAAGTGACTTTAGAGCAACTATGTCAAGTGCTGCACCAGATGAAGAGAAGCAAAAGAGCTTTACTAATTTCTTTGGTAAATTTGATCCAAATGTATTTGGATTTATTAAGGAGCGTCTAACGTAATGGCCGGTATAGCAGATAAGAATAAAGCATCGCTTGTACTTAAGAAAAAGGGTAAACCTTTTTTCACACTTGGTATTTTAAATCCACTGTCAGAAGCAGGAGGTGTTGAATTTCCGTTTACACCTACTATTCAAATATCACATCAAACATCATATGGACAATATGATGTTCCAGGTTCTAATTACCAACAGCAATACTACATGAATACTCCAAACCCAAGTATATCAGTAACAGCAATGTTTGCAGCTAATTCAGATGCTGAAGCAAGATATACTGCAGCCGCATTACACTTTTTTAAAACATGTACCAAATCAGACTTTGGTATACAACGACAAGAAACAGCAGGTACACCACCTCCCATATTAAAATTTAATTGTTATGGATCTGTTCATGCTAATAATGTTCCATGTGTAATACGAAGCTTTAACTACACGCTACCAGAAGATACTGATTATGTAGATGTAGATACAGGTGGCGAAACAATGAGCATACCAGCATTACTACTAGTCAGTTTAGAACTAGCACCTCAACTTACTCCAAAGAAAGTAAAAGATGAATTTAACTTAGCAACCTTTGCAAGTGGACTTGCATTAAAAGGTGGAAACAATGGAGGGTTTATTTAATGACAAAATATAGAACAGATAGCTTATATAGAAATACAGAAGTAGTTAATTCTAAATACTTAGATGTATTATCTATTGATAATATTGATATTGAAAATACAAGCACAAAAACTATAACGCTAGAAGCAAAACATAATGAGCGTCCAGACTTATTAGCATATGAGTTATATGGAAACTCAAAACTATGGTGGACGTTTGCATTGTTTAACCAAGACACACTCCAAGACCCTATTATAGATTTTAAATCAGGGCTAAGTATTATAGTTCCTGTAAGGTTCGCATAACATGGCAGACAGGTCACTAACAGCAATAAATTCTAGAAACTATAACCCAGGTAATTTACGACCTAGTAGTGCGTATCAATGGAATGGCGAAATAGGACAAAATGGTGGCTTTGTTATTTTTGACAGCCCAGAAATGGGAACACGTGCTCTTACAAAGAATTTATATACAAGTCAAGAAACACATGGCAATAATACAGTGCGTGAAATTATTACTCGTTGGGCACCGCCAAGTGAAAACGACACAGAAGCATATGTCGAAAAAGTTTCAAAAGAAATGGGAGTTACTCCTGATCAAGACTTAGGTAGCTTACGAGACAACCCAGGCACTACTAAAGCACTTGTTAAATCTATTACTAAACACGAAGGTGGTGGATTAGGAATTTATAACGATAAACATTTTGAAGATGGTATTGCACTAGCTAATGGCAAACCAAAATCTGAGATAGACTTTCAAAAACGTAAAGAAAACTTTGAAGAAGAAGTAACTCCAGATGATGGCTTTGTTGAAAACGAAAAAAGTGAAAAGATACCACCAACTGTTAAAACAACACCAAAACCAGTAGAACTACAAAACAACGCAACAGGAAACTGGTTAAGCACAATAGATAGCCCACAGTATTTGTGGACACTATTTCTTGTTGATAACAAAACATTTAACAACCCAAATACGTTACACGGAAGTGAATCAGCAGTGTCTGCAGGTAATGCAGTTATTGTTGCAAAGCAAGGTGTAACCTCACAGTTCTCATTGGATAACTTTGCAATGATAGCAACTGTAACGCCAGGACAATCACATGGTAATACTACACCGGGAATTATTCAATTTGATTTAGTTGAAACTTTAGGATTTACATTTTTAGATAGAATATTAAAAGCTGGTTTGGGATTAGGAAAGCCTGGTAACTTACACGAACAGAACTTTGTTCTAAAGTTAGAGTTTGTTGGAAGAGACTCAATAACTTCTGCCAGTGTTAAGTATCCTGGAACTTTTATATATCCTGTAAAATTAAATCAAATAAGAAGTACAACAGGTCCAGAAGGAACACGTTATAATATTATTGCATGGTCATTAATTAAACATGCACAAACAGAAACTGTAACTGATACAGATATAACAGTTAAAAATGTAACAACTGTAAAAGAGTTTATTGATGGTTTTGTAAAAACATATAATATTGGACAGTTAGAAATGTTATCTCCAACAGATCAAAAACTAGGTAATTTACCTGATAAACAAATTGAAATAAATTTTGATGAAACTTCTAATGTTAGAGGAGTAAAAGGATTAATGAATTTTAATTTAGCAGTTAAGCCTTGGGCTGGTTCTGCAAACGCAATGTCCGCTGGTGGACAAAGTAGTAACTTAAAAAACCCTGATAAAAAAGATGTTACTATAGAAGCCGAATCATCTATACCTGTTGAAATTGCTTTAGCAATACAAAAGAATACTCCAGCCTTTGCTGAATATGTTAAAGAAGCACAAAAGATTGGAATGACACCAAGCATTGTAGTTGATTCAAAACCAGTTTACCCAGAAAACTTTGCTGGCACAGGAACAGGCGCTGATGCACACGTTGGGCCTATTAAAATCATATACACAGTTAAAATTAACCAATCTTGGGCAAACGTAGTTCAAGATAAAGGAACACATAGAAAAAACTTTGTAAGTAACAAATATCAATCTGATAAATTTAAAATGTTACCAATTGAAAAGAATTACACATATCTTTATACAGGATTAAATACTGAGGTATTAACTTATCAAATTGATATAGAAAGTTTATATACCGTTGTATCAGTTCCACAAGCTGGAATATATCATGCAGATAAATCAGAACAGTTTGCTCCTACAACACCTAGTAAAGTTACTAAGTATTTAGAAGATATTCCATATGACAAGATACCATCAGATTTTAACGATTATACAAAATTTATTAATAAACCTTATAGTATTAATGAACAAAGAAAAAATGAAACAGATGCCACAGATACACTAAATGCTAGTTTGGCAGCTAACATGGCAAAAAGAGAATACGATGCATATAACTTTTCAATGGAAATAAAAGGCGACCCATACTGGATGGCAGGATCATTGCAATCTAATGTTGAAGGCGCTGACAGCCCAGACTATAGTTCAAGAGATGCATTAATATCATTATTACAATATAACCCTAACGCAGAAGACTTATTAGAGTTTCAAAGGAGAGGTCCAGTTGATTTAGTATCAAGTGGAATATATAAATTAACTAAAATTGAAAGTAGATTCCAAGGTGGTAAGTTTACACAAACACTATCAGGATTCAAAGATCCAACAACGAATACACTTTTAATATTACCACAACTAATAGAAATATCAGGAGCATAAAATGGCAGGCTATTTAAAACATGACGGAGTACACGTTAGAAGTAGAGTTAAGCAAGGTGACGATGAGGGAACTAACACCCTTAGTGGAATTTACATTGCCGAAGTAATAAACAACGAAGATAGTTTACACACAGGTAGAATTTCAGTAAAGATTTCAGACTTTGGCTCAAAAGATAATACTCGTATTTGTTTACTAGCAACACCGTTTGGTGGACATACAAAAATTAAAGACAGTGGAGACGACGAAACTAAAGAAGCACAATCACCTATAAGTTATGGAATGTGGCCACAGCCACCTGAAATTGGAACTAACGTAGTTGTTGCATATACTGGTAGCCAGGAACAAGGAATCGTTTTGGGCAGCCTCATAGCTAAAGATAGAAATTCTATGATGGGTGGCAATGCTAGTGGACAAGTTTATGCAGACGGAGAAAAAAGTTTAGGGAAAGCAGTTGAGAAAAATGCATACGATCAAAATGATGCTGATACTAAACCATTAGACGAATTTAGTCAAGCAGTTTTAAATCAACAAGGATTAAGTTTAGACTACGTAAGAGGACACAGTCAGAGTAGTGCTAGGCGTGAAAGTCCAAGCAAAGTATTTGGCATAACAACTCGCGGCGGACACACATTTTCATTAGATGATGGAGATGCTGAAGGCAACAGTCAAAATATTAGACTAAAAACAAAAGGTGGAGCTCAGATATTAATGGACGACACTAACGGATTTGTTTTTGTTACAACACAAACAGGTGATGCATGGGTTGAACTTGATCGTTCAGGACATGTAGATGTTTACAGTAAAGCAGGTATAAGTTTTCATACTGAAGGCGACTACAATGTACATGCCAAAGGTAGCATCAACATGCAATCAGAGCAAGGTGTTAATATTAAAAGCTCAGGAGCAGATGGAATTAAATTAGAAACAAGTGTAGGTAATATTGATGTATATAGTGCATTGGATATTAATATACAATCAGATGCCAACTACGGCTTGCTTGTAGCAGGTAATCAAATTATTAAAGGTACTAGAATAGATATGAATGGACCAGAACCAGCACCAGCTACAAAAACTACAATACAAAACCAAGGTGCTAACACAAGTGTCAAAGTATCAGCGGCAAGTAGAGTTCCCGAGCATCATCCTTGGAAAGGTGTAGAAGCTACACAAGAATCATTTAAGTCAGGTAAAGGATATACAGCATAATGGTTGATTTTATTTTGCCAAATAGTATTAGTAGTCGTAACTTAATTGATTACACACTATTTCAAACATTAGATGCTAGTGCAGTTAATGATCAAAAACCATTGTCTGAATTGGAAGCTAGTTCAAAATTAATTAATCTAAAAATTAGATCAACAGGCTGGACAGGATATAAAAAAGTTGTTGACAAACAGACTGTAATCGGTTATGCTTATAAAGAAGACAGTCAATTAAATGGTATTGGCCTGACAGAAGACAATGCTTACAATTTATGGATAGAAGAATTCAAAGACAGAGAAAGAAGATTTAAAAATACATTTTTACTAAACACGTTATCACAAACACAATACGATGCAATGCTAAGTATGTATTTACAAACTAACACATTTAACGAAGTAGGTTCAAACATTAGAATGTTTGATTTAAGAGAGTATATTGATAACAGACAATGGGGTTACATTGCTACTGCTATGACTATATGTGGACTGAACAGACTAGACAGACAAGCTGATGCAAAAATATTAATGCTAGGCGATTATGGAACTAACAAAGATAGATCATTAATTAAGGAACAAGGCTTACAAGTATTATACAAAGAACATAGTGCCGGAACACTTGATCAGCTACAAACTGACCAAGCTGAATATGTTTACTATGCAGAAACAAAAAGGTTCTTACCTAATATGAACGAAAGCCGTAAAAGACTTTTAGCAAAACAGCTAAGTTAATCCCCCACCAAAATAATTTAAATACTACTATAACAAGGAAAATAACTTGAATCACGCCGTACTCTTACTTAACGCAGATGGAAACCCGTTATCTATATTTCCGGTGAGCACGATTAGTTGGCAGAACGCAGTCAAAGCATTGTGGGGTGACAAGGTACATGTTATTAAAAATTATGATAACAAATTCCTCCGGTCACCTACAGTAACTATTCCATTCCCAAGTATTGTTATGCTTAATACATATCACAGACAACCTACTAGAGCCAAGTTTACTAGACGTAATGTTTACATTAGAGATGACTATACGTGTCAATATTGTGGGAATAACTTTGCTTACAACGAACTTACACTAGATCATGTTATACCAAAGTCAGCAGGAGGAAGACTAACTTGGGTTAATACAGTTACAGCATGCGGTCCTTGCAATGTAAAGAAGAGCAATAACGCACATCCACTTCCCAAAAAGAAGCCAATTATTCCTACATGGCATCAAATCAACTATTCAAACAAGCGTCATTTCTTATCAATTCCCGATATAGCATGGCAAGATTATGTACAATGGCCAGAAGATAAGCTAATTTTGCAATCATAATCTACCTACTTAATTATTTGCATAAATAGTTGTATGAGCAATATAATTGGATACACAACAATAGACCAACCATACACAAGTAGCAATCTATCTGATATAGATTTAGCGAAGCGTGACCTGCTGAATCACTTTCATATCCGTAAAGGAGAGAAGTGGACAGACCCTGAATTTGGTTGTGACTTACCATTATACATATTTCAACCCTTAGATGACATCACAATGGATGCTATTAGAGAAGAAGTGTATAATGTAGTAAATTATGATCCAAGATTTACAGTTGACGATACTAATATTATTGTTAATCAAGATGCTCACTATGTTACTATCAATGTGAAGCTAACATATGTACCAACAACAACTGCAATAGATTTGCAGATCAAATTCGATAATGAATTTCAACAGGACGCAGAGTTTTAATTATGGCACAAAAAACTAGACAAACAAAATTATTTGCGGCAGAAGACTATACAGTTGTATACGAATCATATATCAATGCAAACTTTCAAGCATTTGATTATGATACTATGCGATCAGCTATGGTTGAGTATGTACGCAACACTTACCCAGAGAATTACAATGACTGGGTAGAATCAGCAGAATTTGTATCACTACTAGATGTAGTTGCACAATTTGGACATAACTTAGCATACAGAGTAGATTTAAATGCAAGAAACAATTTCTTAACAACATCCCAAAAACAAGAGTCAGTATATAAACTGGCAGAGTTTTTAGGGTATCAACCAAGACGTAATGTGCCAGCGTATGGTGAGATGAAAGTTATTGCAGTTAAAACAAATGAAGCAGTTATTGGTAGTGCCGGAACAAGTTTAGGTGGAACTGAAATTAAATATGAGATTACAAACAACTCTAGTAACTTAGATGATTTTATTACAGTATTAAATGCATCATTGCAAAACAGTAATAGATATGGAAGTCCTACTAAAAGTTCAGTAATTGATAATATCAAAACAGATTTCTATAATTTAAACAATACATCAAATCAAATTAAGTTTGATATTGAAGGTACTGCACTTGGTAAGACATCAACGTTTAATGTTATTAACAGTGAGTACGATAGTGTTAATAGAACGTTTACAGAAAAAATGCCAGACCCAGTAAGTTCATTTGGAGTTTATTTTAAAAATGACGGCAAAGGCATTAACAGTATCAATAGTGGATTCTTTGCAGGAGTTAAACAAGGATCATTAGGATACCAAGACTTTGTTGTATCAGATCCAATTGACAACGCAGTACTTGATGTAACTGCAACAGACATTAACCAAAATGATGTGTGGGTGCAAAACATTAATGAAACTGGTAACGTTACTAAGCAATGGACAAAAGTTTCAGACGTAAACGGAAACGTAATTTATAACAACTTAGCTAACGGTGTTAGAGATGTATACAGTGTTAAGACTAGATCAAACAATCAAATTTCAATTGTGTTTCCAGATAGAGCATTTGGTAATATTCCAAAAGATACAATAAGAGTTTGGTACAGAACTAGTGCTAACAGTACATATGTTGTTAGACCAGATGACTTAACAAATAAAAAAGTACAAATAAATTATACAGGATTAGATGGAAACGTATACACACTTGTATTAACGCTACAACTAAAACAGCCAATTGCAAATGCAAGTTCAAATGAAACACTAGACAGCATTAGAGAAAACGCTCCTAGAAATTATGCTACACAAGATAGAATGATTACTGCAAGTGATTATAATACAATGCTTGGTGGTAGCAATGGCGGGCTTGTTAAAATTAAAAGTGTAAACAGAACATTTAGTGGACATAGTAGATATTCTAAATTTACAGATCCAACTGGTATGTATTCTGATTTACATTTACGTGGAAGCGATGCAGTAGTTTCAGAAAGTGAGAAGCTAGTTTCGTATTCAACATCAAGTTCAGATTCATCAACACAAATATTTGAAAAATATGTTAAAAATATTATTGACAATGATGAATTTGTAAATCTATATTACACAAGATACAAAGCAACATTTGAAGGACTAGCAACTTCAGCAGGATACACTACAAACAAATTTACATGGATTAGTCCTAGTATAACTGCTAGTGGTGCAAAAAATGGATACATCACAGATCCAAATAATGCAGGATTAATTCAACGTGTAGGTGAAACTTCAGATACTTATATGAAGTATATAACACCAGGAGCGTTAGTTAAGTTTAAAGTAACTAGAACTGCAG